GAATGTAACTCTAGTATCAGTTAAATCAGAAGCTTCTAATGCTTTTGAAGTAAGTTTAAAATTACCTATATCTACATTATCACCTGCTCCTTCTATTATAGCTTTATTTTGAGTTGCTGATGTAGTAAAAGTACCTGCGCTTACATCTAATGTTTTTCCCGCTCCAACTGTTATATCAGTATTATCAATAGTACCACTATTAATATCTACATTAATAAGGTTTTCATTATTAACATCTAAACCACCACCTAATGTTGTAGCAGTTAAAGTTGTAAACACTCCAGTATTAGCTGAGTTAGCTCCTATAGGAGTTCCATCAATTGAACCTCCATTAATATCTGCGGTAGTTACTGTTCCTAAGTCTGCAATTGTATGACCTGCGTTTGTCCAGTTTCCACTAAATGCTCTAGTTCCATCTACAAGTACATATTGAGTATGGTCATCACCCGACAAACCAGAAAGAGAATCATGGTCTGATACTCCACCTCCTCCAGATGTAATTACTCTAGTTGTAGATTGACTTCTTACTTGAGGCATTTCACCAGACGAAGACACAGCTACCCAATTTCCGTCTTGTTTTAAATATTGAACAGTGCCAGAACCTTGAACCTTTCTATATGATACATCGCCTTCATTTCCAGAAGACTTATCTGGCTTACCAGAACCAAAAGTAGGTTGATTAGACTTTTGATGTAATAATTTTCTTTCGTCTCTAGTTAAAGCCATTATTTTATATTCTTTAATCTATATACAATTGTTATATCGTTTATTTCAAAAGTAGCTGGAACATCACCATCATTTGTAAATTTTAATGCAAATGAATAAATATTATTTGCCTCACTTGATGTATTAGGTTTTAAGACTGCTTGAACCCATTGATTGCCACCAGCATTTGCTAATTCACTACTTGCAAAATTATCTCCATCTTCAAAGACTTTATTAAAAACTGTACTACCATTTGTAGAATAATTTACTTGAACATTAGTAGTCGTTGTTGTTTTATAAGTAATATATACTTTATAAATCTTTTTTCTTACTGAAGGTTGACCAAAGTCTATATCTTTTGTTTGATATATAAACTTACCACTAGCTGATGTATTTGAACTAGAATCCCAAACTCTCATTGTAGAATTACCAGCAGTAACATATATTAAATCTTGATTTGAATCTAATGCAAAGTTCGTCATATTTGTGGAAACTGTTATTTTGTCTATTCCTTTTGTCCATGCTCTTAAAACCAAATCATATAATAAAATATCTGTTGTTTCATTCTTAATTAATATTTGTCTTCGTTTTGGTATATAAGCTATGTGAGCCTCTGACATATCCGTATCACCAGAATTAACTATAAATGTTTCCCAATCAGATTCACTAATAAGTCTTATGTTATCTTTTTCTAAAAGATTTACAACATTCTTTCCATCAAATAAATATACTCCAAACTTATTAAACCATGTTATTCCATAATCTGTTTTTGATACATGGTAGTCAAACTCACATCCTTTATTTCTATATACATCTTCTAAAAAATCAATATTTTCTGATACGTTAATTACATATAAACTTTTTTGTTTAAATTGTAATATTCTATCTGCAAATGCTTCTAACTTTACAATACTCTCACCATCTCTTATTGCTACGTCAACAACTCCCCTGCCAGATGGAAATGTATCAAACTTATTTACTCTGCTTTTTATCATCCTATCCGAATGAACAACTCCGTCTTGTTTAATATTCCCTACATAAGCTCTTCTTCCATGAACAACTGCTGTCTTATACTTACACTCTATTGAAGATATGCTAGTATCGTAACCATTTATAGATTTAAATGTATCAACAGTATTAGCAGAGTCTGGATTAATTGCTTTAACTATTGCTGTTTTACTTAGAATAGGAGCAGTTGTATTACTAGTATTTTGAAAAGTATAAGATGGAATATTACTTTCTGGAAACCATTTAAAACCCTGAGAAGAAGTTGTAGTATTATCAAAGTCTAATTCACCTATTAAATAATAATTGTCATCTTCTTGTTTTTTGTAGTACAACCTAGAACCAGATATTCTTTTGTTTAATGAATAAGACGGACTTCCCGCTGTATCGTAAGGTGAACAATAAATATCAAAATTAAAAAGAACAGGGTTTCCTATTATGTTTACTTTGTTAAAATTGTGAGCTGTATCTGTATCTGTAAACTGAAAAGGAAGAGATTCTTGTTTTGATTCGTCATATAAATAAGTATGATGAAAAGTGTATAAACCCTCTGTAAATCCTTCTAAGTTAGGATTAGTAGCTATAACTGGGCCAGACATATAAAAGTCTAATGTACTTGCAGAATCTCTATCAACCAGAACCCCAATGTTATCTAATCCAAGTCCGTTAGAATCTCCTCCACTTCTATTTGACAATGAAAGTGAAACAACATTCCAACAATTAGGTACTAAGTCATCTCTTTGAAATTCCCATGAAATACTTTCATTAGAAGTTGTTTCTTGTGCTAAAATTAAAATGTCTTTAAAATTAGGATAATTAGTATCATCAAACCAAAATCCGAAAAGAATATTTTTTTCTAAAGTTAATGTATAACTCGTACTCCTAGTAACTGTAACTGTACTACTAGCATTTGGAGCTTCTATTAATAGATTATAATTCCCAAATAAAGGATAAATATCATCTGCATTTCCAGTATCTGTAGCGTTGGTTGTTGTAAAAAGAGTATGGTCTCCACCTCTAAATGAATTATATTGAAACCCAACTCTTAAATTAATGCTACTAGCATCGGCAACATCATCAGAATTTGCATCAATAACATTACCTATATATTCAGAAGCTAAAGAATTAACACCATTTGTATCAGTACCTTTAGTTGGAGTAGATATTAAACAATTACCAGAAGTAGGCTTTGAAATTTTTTGGTCAGATGAAAACCAAACAGCATTACTAGTAGTTGCATTAGTTCCAGAAAAAAATGTAGCGCTTTTGTGTCCAAACCATTGACCATCATTTGATAAATTTCCATCTCCTACTCTAAGTATTCCGTCAGCTGCGTAAAAAACAGGATGAGATGTGTCTAATGATATTTGACCAGTTACCCATGAACCATTAGTACCAGATTGTAAATCAAACACATCAATATTTTTATCAGCGCTATTATCATAAACAAAAATACAAGAACCCTCATAGTCGTTATCATCAGTAACAGCTTTATCAGCATCTAATACAAACAATCCACGATTAGGAAGTATAGTTAATGTATTTGTAGCTCTAGAACCATCCAAAACAACAGAACTTCCCAATGTTTTAATTTTACCTAATTTACTTATTTTAACATCTTGAATATTTGGAGATTGAATATCTGCCATATCTCTAGGGTCTGCATTAGTATTTAATCCACCATGAAACCCTTCAATTTTAAGAGTTTGTTTAGGCATTAGATTGGTCGTATTCTATGTCTTGTATAATTAAGTTTTGAGCATGCTCTGGCAACTCACAGAGAGAACAAGTATCTTCACTAAAGTCTACTTCAGAGTTTGCATCATGGTCAAATACATCTAGTCTAAGACCACCTTCGGAGCCTTCTATAGCTCCTCCGTTTCTTACTCGTAACTCCGAGTCGTTGAATTCCTGTACGGAATCATCTT